GATTTGATAACTTCAATCAAAAGGCTGTTAAGGTCCTCAATGGAATCATTGAGAAGACTGGTGCCGAGATTGTAGTATCATCCGATTGGAAGCGATGGGCAAACCTTGAAGAAATGGGTGAGTACTACGAATCCAAAGGAATCATTAAGAAGCCAATTGCGTTGACACCAGATTTGGGTCAATGTACATGGTATAATAATTGGATATGGTCACCACGATGGGATTTGGAGATGACCCGTGTTATTGAAATTAAACAGTACTTACATGACCACCCTGAGATTACCCATTGGGTTTCTGTTGATGACCTTGACATGGGTAAGAACGGTGAATCATGGAAAGATTGGGGGTTGGATAACTTCGTACTAACACCAAGTGGTAGTGAAGGTATTAAACAATCGGGTGTTAAAGAAAAAATATTATCCTTTTTGGTTTAATCGTATATTTATTTACATGACGCAATATAGTTATTGCTGATTATAAACCGATTAATTCACCAATATGGACGATGATAGTCAAAGTAAGAACCTGGAGGTCGACCCTATCAAAGAGGATCTCCACAATATGTTTAATGTTCGCAATGTTTTTCAATCCATTTGGGTTCGATGCACTATTCAAGATGACGATGGACTTGACAGGTTCCTATTGGATTACGGATGCAATTTTTTATGGTATTGCGGCAGTGTTTTTTGGTTTATATATCTACTTCAATAAAAAATCCAAAAAATAATTTCACCAATTAATATTTTATTACTATTTTTGTGCTATGACACAGAAATATAATATCTATTTGGACGATGTCCGAACCCCAACAACCAATGAGTGGGTTGTTGTTAGAAGCTATGATGAGTTTGTAGCTAAAATAACCGAACTTGGTTTGGATAATATTGGTTACGTTTCGTTGGATCATGATTTGGGTGACACAGCGATGAAGGAGTACTTTGAGAACGTATCACCTAATTATACGCTAGACTATTCTAATATCCACGAAAAAACTGGCTTGGATTGTGCTAAATGGTTGATAAATCATTTCTATGACGCTCACCCAGAATACTTAGAACAATCCAGAAGCGAGAAAAAGCGATCGCTTTATTTCCCGTTCCCACATGTATACGTACATTCAGCAAACCCAATCGGTTCGGCTAATATCATGGGGTATGTTAACAACTTTTTAATGAACGAAGCACAACCGCAGGATTGCGTGCGTGTGCAAATTGAACACACAGTAGAATGATAGATAACCATAAACTATTAGAACAATTCATGGTCTTCGAAGACAAGGATAAGTTCTACTTTTTGCAAGTAATAAAGCGTAGGAAAGATAATCCAGAGCTAACAGGTAATAATAAAGTTATTGCTAATTATTACATTTACTCTATGGATGATTATTATAAGTACTACGCACTTGCTATGCGTGAATGTGAAATAAATAACGCCAGGGCTTATCTACGCTTAAATGTTCGTGACGATAAGAAGATTGGGTTGGAGTGTTTACGTAGAACAGCTAACTTAATAGCTGACGGCAATTATAGATCAATCAAGAATACTTATGACACTGTCTGTGGTAAACACCACTCTGATAAGAATAAGAAATGGATTGTTGACTTTGATGAGGAGTGGATGCCAGAGAAAGATGACAGGGTTAATGACCTTATAAAAGCTGGTGCTAAGATTTATGCTGAGATACCAACTAAAAGTGGTTGCCATATAATCACATCACCCTTTAATAGATCAAAGTTTAAATGGTCTATCGACATTCATCGTGATAACCCGACAATCTTATACGTACCATGAATATCTTTATCCTAGACTTAGATGTCAGAAAATGTGCACAATACCATGTGGACAAACATGTAGTTAAAATGATACTTGAAACAGCACAGCTGCTTTGTGGTGTACACCATACAACTGATAGTGAATATGAGATACCATATAAGCTATCACATAAGAACCACCCTTGTTCGATTTGGGCTAGAGAGTCACTAACTAACTACCTGTATTTGTGTGAGTTAGGTCTCGAGTTATGTCAGGAATATACCTACAGATATGGTAAACGCCATAAGTCCCAGGATGTTATCGAGTGGTGTATTGTGAATAAACCTAACATCACTGACAACGGCTTCACTGAACCAGCTAAGGCAATGCCAGACGAGTACAAGGTTGCTGATATTGTCGAGTCTTATCGCAATTACTATTGCGGTGCTAAATCAGGGTTTGCAGTATGGAAAGGTCGTGAGATACCCTATTGGTATGAAAACCAATTAGAGTTATGTTAATTAAGGAAAAACTATCTGACAAAATATTAACACAGTCTAAGTTAATTGATTTTGTATCAGTTAATAAAAATCTTGGTAAAAAAATTGTTTTCACAAACGGTTGTTTTGATCTAGTTCATCTCGGTCATATGGAATACTTGATGCGAAGTAAAGAACTAGGTGATGTACTTATTGTCGGGGTTAACTCAGATCAGTCGGTACAGTCAATTAAAGGACCCAGTCGACCCATAATGCCTGAAGAACATAGATACCATAATTTAGCGGCTTATTACTTCATCGATGCTGTCGTACCATTTAACGATGAAACCCCGTTAAACTTGATCAAAACGATAAAACCAGACATTCTGGTTAAGGGTTCTGACTACAAACCAGAAGATGTTGTTGGTTATGATGTGGTAATGAACTATGGTGGTGAGGTTATTTGTGTTGACACTAGTTTATCTAATTCAGAATACAGTACAACAAAAATAATTAGTAAAATACGTTCACTTTACGATTAAAATAAATATTTATAATAAAAAGAATAGTGATGAGTAATTTTAAAATGAAAAAATCTGAGTTTATTGAACTTAACTTAAATAGAATTATCCTTAAAGAGGATGAAGAAAATAAACTAACCTCAACTGAATTAGAGGAAATCAAACCAGAGGAAGATGAAAACAATGATGTTGAATCTAAGGATGAAGAAACTAAGACTGAAGAGCCTAAGGAGACCGAAAACAATGGTGGTGATTTTAAAGAGGTGATTGCTGAAATCCTTCACTCTAGAACCCAAGCACATATATTTCATTGGCAAACTGTTGGTGAACATAGTTTGGCGATGCATCAGGCGTTACAATTATACTACGAAGGTATTGTACCATTAATCGATGGTTTTGTTGAAAGTTACCAAGGTAAGTATGGTATAATGAAGGGTTACAAATGCCCAGAAGGTTTTTCTGATTTTGAATCCGCTGAAGGTTTAATCAAATATTTCCAGGAGTTGGAAACGAAAATCGAATCAAACAGAACTTCTATAAAAGAATCTTACCTACAAAATCAAATTGACACATTTGTTGAATTAATTAACTCAACCATCTACAAACTGAAGTTTTTATAAAAAAATAGTTTGCGTATCATCGAGCTATTAAACCCACCCTAAAAAGGTGGGTTTTTTATTTGGTTTTATTAATACTTTTTCTTATTTTTGTCACATGAACCCTTTTTTAGAGAGAAAAAATGAATTAGCTGAGCTTCATCTTAAAAAAAATAAGATCGCAGACGATATTAAAAAAATAAAGGAGGAGCTTGAAAAGAAAATTGAGGCGATCACCCAGGTTCATAAGAATATGTTGCTTGATACGGAAATCAAAATAAAGGATTTCCCCAAGCTATGTGATCATACTGATGAGAACGGTGATTCGGCCACAGGTAAGGAACATAAGATAATAGTACCTAGTATTATGGGTGACATAACTTTGGTAAAACAAACGTGCTCATTATGTGGTGGGGTTGTTTCTGAACAAAAAGTTGAGATTACGAGATCTAAAGACGCTGAAAGAGAATTTAAAACCTGGTATCAAATTGATGATGATGAAACTTTTGTCGATACAATGACATTTGATCTAAATTTTACCAATGAATTAATGGGTTATATTGACATGAAATACATAAAAGATGGTAGTAAATAAAAAAGCGAGGTTTGATTACGAGTTTCTCAGGACAGAGGTTGCTGGTATACAGTTAATGGGGTCTGAAGTTAAAGCTATCAATGACGGTAAAATTTCGTTGGTTGATTCATTCTGTGTTTTCATTTCAGATGAATTGTTTTTGGTTGGCTCTAATATACCTGGTAATAACACAGCTTACTCACACGAACCGATTAGACATAGAAAGTTATTACTTAAAAAACGTGAACTTATTAAATTAAGACGTGAATTGGTTAAAGGTTTGACAATAGTACCCTATAAAATATTTAAGAACGAAAGAGGTATGTATAAGATTGAGATTGCTTTGGCCAGAGGTAAGAAGAACTATGACAAAAGAAATACAATAAAAGAGCGTGATATTGATCGTGAAACGTCTAAAAACCTTTATTAATTAAAATAAATTTAATATTATTGTAAGTAATGAGCGATTTTAAGGTAGATAATATGCATTATTTTGAATTGATGGATAGAGCATCAATAATATTAAGTAATGTTGATGAATTTTTAATCCAAAATCCAGGGGCTAAAGCTAATAAAAGTATAGCGAAAAAACTAAATAAAGTTGGGGAATTATTAGCGGAGGTTTATTCTGAATCTGGTGCAATATTTTTCGATAATTCTGAAAAAGAAAGTGGGGATGAGACGAGCATGGTATAAAGTTTTGTTTGTACTAGACCTCATTTATGAGAAGTATAAACGAAAAAGAAAAAGTATCTGGGAATTATAAATAAATTTAAATAAAAACAAATGAGAAAAACAAGAGTAATGATGGCTTTAAAAGCACAAGCTTTGGCCGACAGAGAGAAAGCGTTAATGGCTTTAGATTTATTAGAAAACCAAGCTGTTGGTATTGGTGACCACACCGCAAATGATTTCCTAAAAGATGCTACAGAGGCATTGGAACTTTTGGTTGATGCGGATGATAAATTAGAAGCGATTGAGAAATATTTTAAATCAGCGGAGTAAAAAATGAACACCTTAGACAAACAATACCAAGCATTACTTCAAGACATTTTGGATAATGGGAGTACTAAAAGTGATCGTACTGGCACTGGAACCATTTCAGTATTCGGTAGACAGATCCGTCACGATATGAAAACAGGATTTCCACTTCTTACAACCAAGAAGATGGCTTGGAAAACTATGGTGACCGAGTTATTATGGTTCCTTCGTGGTGATACTAACATCAAGTTCCTTGTTGATAATGGTTGTCATATTTGGGACGGGGACGCTTACCAAGCGTATCTCAAAGAATGTGAAAAATTAAAAAAAGATGAGGAAAACATATAATTTTTATATCCATCACCATATTTATATAAAAAGAGAATATGGAAACAAAATACTATTTGTATATTAAGACAAGTCCGTTAGGATTGAGATATCTTGGTAAAACGACAAAAAATCCAAATACCTATTTAGGTAGTGGTAAGATTTGGAAACGACACATTAAAAAACATAATTTCACCATTGATGATATTGAAACAGAAATTGTATTTGAAACAAATAATGTTGATGAGTTAATTAAAAAAGGTATAGAATTAAGTAATTTATATAATATTGTTGAATCAAAGGAATGGGCCAATCTAAGAGAAGAGGCTGGTGATGGTGGAGATACTAGTAAGTTTATTGATTTTTCAAATCCATCTTTCCACAACCCAAATAGAAGTAAACATTTGAATATTTGGTTAAATGAAGTGACAGAAGAAGAGAGAAAAAAAATTTTAAGAGATAGAATTAGTAAAGTGGATTTTGAAGAAAGAGATAAAAAAACAAAAGAAAATACAGATTGGGATAGTTGGAGAGAATCCATCAAAAATAGGAAAACTGACTATTCTAAATTCCTAAACAAAGTACACGAAAAGAATAAGAAACCTGTGTTACAATTTGATTTAGATGATAATTTTATACGAGAATTTGATAGTGCCATGTCGGCAGCTAAATCATTAGGCCACAATAATGGTGGGAATATAACAAATTGTTGTAAGGGTAGGTGTAAA